AGCGGGCTCACTTCCTGATTCTTCAAGTACTACTTGTCCTGTTTTTTCTAGCCATAGTTGATAAGGAGATTTCCATTTATTCAATCCTAAAATTGTTCCAACATCCGAACCTCCGATGCCTTTCTTACGGTCTTCAAGCCATTCTTGATGGCTCATTTCTAAGGTAGATTTACTCATCGTCTTCCTCCTCTTTATGTGGCGTGCCCCATTCGGGAGTCGTCAAATACTGATCGAGCGCTTGTCCAAAATCATTCATTGTTTTAGCCTTCCTTTCGTGCTAAAATACAGTTAAGTTATTTTGATATGTTGCCGATTAGCGATTGCCGTCGCTGGTCGGTCTTTTTTGTGTTGGCATTTTGAAACTTTCTCTTACAGCAGTAACCGCTACTAAGGTTCCCCAATAAATAAGTGCATATGCTGGATTAATACTTGCCAGTACGATTGCTACTAGACTCATAAGCAAAGCGCTCTTGACAGTCATTTTAAATACAGTTTTCATTTCTTTCTCTCCTCTCTATATTTAGCAATTTCGCTAGCAAGATCTTCATTCATATGATTCTCTAAAAATCGAGCGACTTCAGTTTTAGGAATTCTAATTTCACCGAGTTTCAAAAAACCGATGTATCCCATCTCAATTAAATCTTTAACATTTTGAGGATTTGTTGTTATAGCTAATGCCGCTTCAGTAACTGAGTATGTTAATTTTTCAATGTTTCTTTTATTGTTGCGCTTCAAGACAACTTTTTTTGGAAAAATATTTTCCAATGTTTCCATTTCCATCATCCTTTCATATATCCTTGTGCTACCCAGTACGACAGCCGTTCCTCACTAAGCTTGCGAATATCGATTCCAAGTATTTCGCATAATGCACTTATTAGTGTTACTTCCACCATGATTTCATCTAAAAATTCATAAGCATATGCAATGATTTGTTGACGATCATCAACAGTTAAGTAATTTACTTGTTTAAGAAGAATTTTCTCTACTTCTTGCTTCTTCTGTTTCCGCTCATCTGATTCAATCATTTGCAACTTGTCTAATGATGAAGGATCTCTCCTATAAACATCACCATCTATTGATTTAAATAAACCAAAGAACTCATGAATCACTTGAAGAGTGAAATCTGAATCTCTAAAATGATCCGTTAACGCCTGAGCATTTTCCAACGTCACGGGCTTCGTATTAAGCAATGTTGTCCAATCGCTTAATGACTGTTGAGAGACGTTGATTTGTCTTGCTATTTCCTTTTTGGTCTCACCACTCTTATTAATTACTTCGACTAACGATTCTCGAATAACACTTGATTTTTTTAACAGTTTAAACACCTCATATTCTTATTCGCCCGTATATCAATACGAGCAATTTTTTTATACTATTAATTTAAAGAATCAAACGAAAGCTGCTTCGTCTAATTCACGTTCAAGCTCTTTTTGGACTTCTTCAACTAGACGATCGAGTTGATCATCATTTGCACATTTGATGATGTGGACTAGTCTAGGTCTAGCATCAAGTACGATGTTTATTTTTTCTTGTCGTGTCATTTGGAAGTCCCCCTTGTTTTTAACTCATTTTTGTAGTTAAAAGCCATAAAAAAAATTTTTTCTTTAGGAACATGAAAAATATCTTCTAGATGTTGCATCTGGGAAGGCTTAGGCAAGGTACGTCCTACCTCCCAAGAACTGATTGTTTTTTGGGATACTTTTAATAAAGACGCTAGTTGAGATTGAGAGATCCCTTTTCTAGATCTTATTTGTCCCATTTTGTTTTCCATACATTTCCACCTCTCTTTTACTACCTTATGTAGTTATAATATACTACAAAATTTAGTAAGTCAACCACTATTACTACTTTTTTTTGTATTAACTAAATTTCGTTGTACCAACTACGCTTTGTAGTATATAATTTTATTAAAAGGAGGACTTGCTGTGTTAAAAGATCGAATTAAAGAGTTAAGAAAGCAACATGGCTGGACCCAAGCAGAACTAGCAAAAAAAATGAGCGTGTCCCAACAAACTATAGGAAGTTGGGAAGTAGGTCGTGCAGAACCTAATTCAGAAGCACTAACTAAATTAGCTCATCTATTTAACGTTAGTACTGACTATCTATTAAGTAATCATAAAACTCCAGAATGGGCGACTAAAGAAGATATAATTGAATTAGATAAAATGCTCGATTCCAACGTTAACATGGCTTATGGTGGTGAAACATTAACAGATGAAGAGAAACAACGGGTAAAAGATGTTTTGACAGGTCTATTTTGGGAATTTAGAAAAGAAGACAAAAGTAAAGAGAAGTGATTTTCTATGGAGATGGACGTAATTAGTCTAGTTGGCAAACTGAAGCAAAAATATAATTCAGCTAATCCCTTTACTATTTGAGAAAAAATGGATATTCAGATTAGGTATGTTCCTTTTTTGAATAATCCAAAGGGACAATTTCAAGAACTGTTAGGGCGTTCGGTTATTCTTCTAAATCACGAACTAAAGTATTCTGAAGAACGGTTCTATATTTGTGCTCACGAACTAGGTCACGCAATTTTTCATCAAGGTTTATCTAGTTATTATGTCTCTACTCGATCCTCCAGAAGCAAATCAGAAAGCGAAGCGAATTGCTTTGCCGCCAATCTTATTATTTCTCTTTATAAAGAAGATAATGATCAATACCCTAGAAAAATTGAAGATTTAACAAATTTGTATGGACTTCCTAAAAATTCATATAGATTTTTAATTTAATTGGCGACTATCACTACCTGCCTTTAAGTGGGAGAAGATATTAATTTAACTAATTCAAATTATTAGAGATTGCTGTTATTAGGAATAGATAATTATTGAATAATTCACTAATTTATTTAAAAATTTAGTTAATGGAAGGAGAATCGACATGGCTAACGGAAAAGTAATTTCAGTAATAAATATGAAAGGTGGGGTTGGAAAAACAACTTTGACTAAAGAAATTGGAATTCATTTATCTGAAGTAAAAAACAAGAAAGTTCTATTAATTGATGTAGACCCACAATTGAATTTAACGCAATCACTATTCCGAATTTTTGGTTTTGCTCAATCAAGAGAAATTGCCGAAGAGATAGAAATGGAAAATAATGATCAAGAAATAGAAGATGACAAAAAAAGTAAAACTTTAACAATATCTAGTGCGAGTATTGAAAGAATTTTTTCAGCAACTAGTTCATCTCCTGCAACAATTGAATCTGTTGTGCAAAATTTGAGAGAAAATTTAGATTTAGTCCCTGGTGAATTAGGAATTGAATTTTCATTACGTAATCTAAATAGTGGTAAACTTGAGAATGGCATTTTTGATTTTATAAGAAAAAACCAACTAAGAGAATCATATGACTACATCATTATTGATTGTCCACCTACCTATTCTTCCTATACTGTAGCAGCCCTAAAGCCAAGTGACTTCTATTTAGTTCCAGTTAAACCAGAAGCTTATTCAATACTTGGTTTAGATATGCTATTAAATGTAGTAGATTCTGTTGTAGAAGAAAATGGACCATATTTTGAAAGTAAACCCTTAAATAATCTTGGAATTATTTTTACCGAAATTCCAAATAATATGCCTATTGGTATGGATAAAATGGTAAAATCTATTGAGACTAGTACTGAACTAAAAAAAAGAGATACGTACATTTTCACTACTAAATTCAAACAAAATGCTTATCTTAGATCACAGATAAATTACGTGATAGACTATAGTAGAAGTGAACAGTCTAAACAAAATTTACAAACTTTAGTTGATGAACTTATTGAAAGGATGGATTCTTTTGGATAAAGAATTATTAATTGCAAAGAATGAATTATCAAAAATTTCCAGACGAACAAATATTGAATCTGTTAGATATGAATTATATTCTATAACAACTACTATCTTACTTTCAAAAGTATTTTTTAATAAAAATTCGGAGATAGAATCCTACTTAAACTCGGCCAATATTCATTTTAAAGAATATGTGTTCAGAAGCAGAACATTAGTTGTTTCAAGAGTAATCAGATATATCGAAACAGCTGATCAAGAAAAATTATTTGAACTACTTGATGTTACAAAAGATATTATCTTTTCAAATGAAGCGATTATTAATAAGCCTCAAAAAAATAATAATTCTATTGACGAATTATTAAATCAATTTGGTAGAAATAAATGAATGTTTTTTATAATGAGTTTTCAGATTATAAGTTATTTGTAAATACTTTTTTTCCTGAAAGTATATTAAACGCGAATATTTGTTTTTTTAATAAAAGCGTTCAATCATTATTTAAGTGTATATATTTAATTGAATTAATAATTAATGAATTAGATAATGATTTGGATCAAGAAGCAGTTGATATATTACTTGACACTAATGCAATGATTTATAGGATGTTATATATTTTACCTACTTCAGAGAAATATTTTGTTTCTTCAGCAATGCGTGGATTATGCGAATCTGTATTACGTACAATATTAATTTCCGAATGTTTGCCAGCTGATCTTAATAACCTTAGAAACGAGCAATATAGACATATTTCAACTAAAGTTAAAGAATCAAATCTCTACACTCACTGTAAAGTTTCAATTGATAAAGTGATTAGCCTATTTGGACAACATTCGAAAATTATTCATAATAAACAAAAAAATTCTGAACATATAACCTATCTTGAGGAATACATGAATGGGTTTAATTCTTATACCATTGATACTCTTAATTCAAATATTAAAATGATTACTTCTACATTATTAGATATACTAGTAATAAGCTATCAATTTGATCCTTCTGAGTTTACACAATATAACAAAAAAATTTATAAACAAATTTTTAGTTGAGCCCTTGGGCTTTTCTTTTTAAACGCAAAAGAACATAAGTTCGTATACTTCTATTGAAAATACGGATTTTACATCTATTCCCTCTCTATATGTACCGAAAAAATTTAACTATCGTACTAGTGACATAGCAATATGAAAGGACTGATTTTGTGCGTGGCGGTGTGAGAAAACGTGGAAAACGTTGGTATTATTATTTTGAAGATATCAATGATGATGGCTCAAGAAAAAAAGTGGAGAAAGTTGGCGGAGACACCCGACCAGAGGCCGAAGCTGCTTTACGAAAAGTTTTATCAGATATTGACGAAACAGGACAATACTTTTTAGGTACGGATACTCGAGTAAAACAATACCTTGATTTTTGGATGGAGGAATACGTTAAACTAAATCTAAAATACAATACCTATGAAAACTACCGATTTACCATCAAAAATCATATAGATGGTTATTTAGGAAAGAAAAAACTTACGGATCTCTCACCTGCTCTTTTGCAAAATTTCATCAATGATGAATTTAAAAAGGGTTACTCGAAGAAAACAATGACTATTACTCACTCTGTCCTTAAGAATGCCCTGAATATGGCGGTTTATCCTTGGGGGTTAATCAAGCAAAATCCTATGCTGTATGTAAAGATACCAAAATACGAAGAACGACCAACGACTAAAAAAGATCTAAAAATCATTTCTCTTGAGGACTTTGATCATATGCTAGAAATCACTCCTGAAGGCCATCCTTTCTATATTCCTTTGAATATTGGATTTTATACGGGAATGCGCGTTGGCGAAGTTTGTGGTCTGACGTGGGATAATGTCGATTTTTCAAATGGAACAATTACTGTAGAGAAACAAATGGTAAAGAATGATGGCGCATGGGTATATGGTACACCAAAGACAAGCAGTTCCAATCGAACGATTTTTATTGGACAAACCTTGCTAACAATTCTGAAAAAACATAAGAAACAACAATTAGAAAATCGAATGAAGTATGGAAAGCTCTACATTGATTCAAATGCAGTATGTACGAAGGAAGACGGTGAGCTAGTTACGCCAAGTGTGTTGAAATGGAACACAAGAAGGATATCGAATGCACTCTCCCTCTCTTTTAACTTCCATTCTCTCAGACATACTCATGCTACACTTCTTCTCGAAAATGGCGCAAAAATGAAAGAAATCTCTGAACGATTGGGCCACAGCAGAATTTCAATTACGATGGATACTTACTCGCATGTGACAGATAAGATGAGAAATGAAACGGTCGATATCATGGAGAATCTGAGAAAGAATTCGTAAGTTTTGCCACCGAAAAAAACCACCGGTGGCAAACCGGTGGCAAATCCATGTAAACATGGGTTATTTTTTACTCTGTTTTCAAACAAACCTTGCTACTTCTTACTTTCTTCCTCATCCATTTTCAGAACGGCCATGAAGGCTTCTTTTCGCAATAATCTAACTGTACTATTCTCTATTAATCTAAGA